AGTTAGCTGAGAATCCTACTACTCGTAAAGAAGCCTTGCGTTTGACCAAAAAGGTTAGACCAAATCTGCCCATTCCTGAACTTGAGCTAGAAGATTACACCGAGCAAAAGGTGACTGCTGCTGAAGAACGGGTTATGCAATTGGAAGCAAAGCTCAAAGAGAAAGAAGCACGGGAAGAATTACAAAAGCGCAGAGATAAGCTGATTAAAAAAGGTTTAGCTCAGTCGGAAGAAGATATTGAAAGCATTGAGAAAATCATGCTTGAGAAGAAAATCTCCGATCATGAAACTGCTGCTGAGTATTTCGACTGGATGAAACAAGCTGCAACGCCTACTCCATCTGGCTATAACCCAAGTCCGTTAAAAGGTTTTGACCTGAATAACTATTGGAAAAACCCAGTACAAGGTGCTAGAAACGAAGCAGCAAAAGCATTGCAAGAGTTGCGTAAAAACACTCGACCAATCGGTATTTGAAGTTCGCAGTAAAAGGGGATATTTGAATTTTGTTTGGAGATAAACTATGCCTATAGGTGGCGGTATTCTTCCAGCAGCGGGTACATCGCAATATAACGAACTTACTTATGTAACTCGTAGAGCGTTTATCCCTAAACTGGTCGTACAACTTTATAACAGCACCCCTTTGATGGCTGCGTTGATTGCAAATAGTCAACAGGCTTCTGGTGGTGTATCCCAGGTAACTGTGCCAGTACAAGGCGCTCAGTTCGTAAACGCACAATGGTCTGACTACTCTGGTAGCTTTACGCAACCATCGGTTCAGCAAGGTGCATTTAACGCTGAGTTCAACCTTAAACTGATGATTGCTCCTGTACCATTCCTAGGGATGGAAGGCGCTGTACAGCAAGACTATGCAATTATTCCTCTCATTGAAGCTCGTATGAACGATGCAACCAATGTGATGATGGATGCAATGGCTACTGCTTTGTACACCAACTACACGAACACTCAGCAATTTATTGGTTTGCCAGGCGCAATTGACGATGGTACTAACATGGGTACATACGGTAACATTAACCGTAGCACCTATACTTGGTGGCAGTCAAAAGTTTACAACGCTGGTAATGTAAACCCAACTCGTCAAAACATCCTTCAGTACATTTCTGGAACTGTTAAAAACGGTGCAGAAGTGCCTACTTTTGGTGTTTGCGGATTCGGTACTTGGACACTATTGGCTCAAGACTATGTTGGTCAAGAGCAGTATGTGATTACCCCAGGTAGCGGATTCGATGGTGAAACCAATGGACCACAAGCAGCTTTCCGTGCATTGATGGTTGCTGGTGTACCTATTTATCCAGATCCTTATTGCCCAGAGGGTACTGTCTATTTCATTAACTCGAACTACTTGAGCTTGTACATCCACGATCAAGGTAGCTTCGTGTTTACTGGATTTGAAAGCACTCTACCAAACTGGCAGATTGGTTATGTTGGCGCTGTCTTGATGATTGCCGAATTGGTAAGCACCAAGCCTAAGTCGATGACCAGAGTTTCTGGCTACAACTCTATTTCGTTATAAGGAGAACTAGTCATGGCACTCGGCTTAAATAAAATCCTGATTTCAGGTAGCAACACCAATACGCCTGGCGCATATTGGCAGCTTACAACCATTAGCGCTACAACCGCTGGTAATGTCGTACCCGCTGGAACTTACATCGCATTTGCTACCGCCAATGTGATTATTCAAGCTGTGTCGGCTTACAACACCACCACTAGCACCGCAACTTGGTCTAATGTGGGTGCAATTAATGTCGGTGGCGTAGTGATCTCCGATGGCGTAAATGTCCGCTTGTTAGCTACAACCAACGCTACAGTAACTCTTGCTACTGTAAACGGTGGTGAAGCTGCTTCTGGCACTTACAACGATTAAGGAGAGAAACGATGGCTAACCCAAATCATGTAGGTAATCTTTACCTTGACAGTTTTGGATACGGGTTAATTGGAAAATTAACTGCGCAGTCACTCGCATCAACGGGTACTGCTCAGATCAAGATTCCTCTCGTATCTGGCGGGTTAACCAACGGTGGAGCAACTGGAAATTCTGGTGGGGTGATTATCCGTCAAGTGACGGTGCAAAACCCCTCTGGAAGCGTTGCAAGTGCAGATATTGGTATTAGTAGTGTTAGCACAGGAAACATGGGCGCAGCGAATGTGGTTGTTGCCAATGTGACCTTATCAGCAGTTAGCGCTACTGGTAAATACCAAGATTTAGCAATTGCTTATCCAGCCAATACCGTTGTTTCTGGCGCATCTACTCAAGCTCTATATGTGAATGTCAATACCGCTTCTGGTAATGCAAACACAGTAGATATTTGTGTTTATGGACAAGTAGTGAGCTTCTAATGATCTATGTAACCAATAACTCAGACCAAGACCTAAGAGATGGCTTCGGTGGAGTATTTTATGACTTTAAAAAAGGCACAACCGTGGAAATTCCAGAGGAAGCTGCCTGTCATATTTTTGGTTACGGAAAAGAAGATAAAGCACCATACTTGGCTAGGTTAGGATGGATCAAAACTGCTAACGACTATCAAGAAGGATTAGGTCGTTTGGCAAAGTGGGATCTATCTACACAACCGCCTAAAAAGAACCAATCGTTATCCCCGTTGGTGGAAAGAGTACCCCTTCCTTCCCAAAAGAGGGCGGGGGGAAAAGTCCTCTCGGTGGCAGCATGACTTATGGAGTTTAAATGGCAACTCTTTCGACTTACATTACGGAAGTCAGACGATTACTCCATGATGCAAACGGAAACTTCTATAGCGATTCACAATTAACAGATTACATCAATGGCTCAAGAGAGCGTGTAGTCCGTGATACTGGATGCTTACGCACAATCCAGATTGTTCAAACGCCTTGCAAAGTACCAGCATCGGCAGCACTAAATGGAGCGACACCAACAAATCCAACCGCATGGCAAGCGAATACAGCCTATGCGTTAAACGATTTTATATTTAGTAATATCTTTATTTATCAAGTAACTACGGCTGGTACGACTAGTGCAAGTCCACCTCCGTATCCGCAAAGTCAGCAAAATAATATTACCAATTACCCACCATCTACCGAGTTTTTTAATGGTACGGCTGGACTTACTTATGTTGGTAACTGCGAGAACATTTACTACTCTGCAATGCCACAGGGTAATAGAACCTTAGATATTATTAATATCAATCTGTATTGGGGGAACACCCGTGTACCATTAGATTATTTAGCTTGGTCAGACTTCAATGTGCGCTTGCGTTTCTGGCAAAACTACATTGGCAGACCATTGGCATTTAGTAACTACGGTCAAGAAAATATCTACATTGGTCCGATTCCAGATGAAGCGTATCAGCTTGAGATTGATACAGTCATCCTTCCTTTACCGCTTGTAACGAATAATGAAGTCGATCCAATCAAAGATCCATACACTAGCTCAGTCAAGTTTTATGCTGCTTACCTAGCTAAGTATTATGAGCAAAGTTATGGGGAAGCTGAGATTTACAAGCAAGAGTACAACAAACAAACTGCATCGGTACTTACATCCGTATTTACCCGTAGAATCCCAACTCCTTATAGCTCACCCTACTAGCCATGGCAGCAGCAGAACAGAAAAAGTCCTATGCCGTCATTAAACAGTTTAGGGGAATAAACACTAAAGCAAACCGTACTGCCATTGATGACAGCGAGTTTGCTTGGTTAGAAAACGCCCAACCCATTGGTTATGGCAACATAAAAATTCTGCCAAATAGTGAAGCTGTACAGGATTCTAGCGCTAACGCTGTTGTATTTGCCAATACCGTAACCCATCTTACCAATGTCAATATAGGTCTTAATGACTATGTTGTTGCGTTTATGGAAGATGGATCAGCGCAGTATTTCAACATCAACACCGATACTTTTGGCAATGTGGCTGCTGCTGGAACTTTTAGCGCTGCTGGCATTAACACTACCCAATGGAACAATGAGCGTATGCTCATCCTTGATCCGACTAAGGGTTACTTTACTTGGGATGCTAATAATGTTGTAACTATCGGATCTGTAGGATTGATAGGAATTGTTAATCAAGGATCGGGTTATACCGAAGCTCCAACGGTCACCATTAGCGGTCCAGATCAAACTGGTGGTGTTCAAGCTAATGCTACAGCTACTATCTCTACAGCCAATGTCGTCACATCCATTAGCCTATCCAATGCGGGTACTGGCTACACCAATGCAGCTAACTTAGCCGTAACTTTTAGCGGAGGTGGAGGTGGTACAGGCGCTAACGCAGTAGCCCAACTATTTAGCTTTAAGACTGGCACACTAAGCCTAGTCGTAATTAACGGTGGATCAGGATATACCAACGCAGCTAATACCATTGTGACCATTTCTGGCGGTGGTGGTGCGGGCGCTACAGCCGTACCGATTGTGGTCGGTAATGTGGTCACCCAGGTCATTATGACTAACCAAGGATCTGGCTACACTAATGCTGCCAAT